CCTGTACAAACCTAAGATCAAGTGACATTGGGTAGTAAGTAAGATGACAGCTCGGAATAGTACGAGCAAAAATTGTCCTGTAGAATAATGGCAGTTCACCCGACTTTGACTCGGGGCGTGTTGGTTCGAATCCAGCCGGGACAACAACAAAAATAAATGGGCTTGCATGTACCAAGGCTAGGCGATTCTCCTTTGCACGGAGAGTGTGGTGAGTTCGATTCTCACCGGGTCCACAAAAATATAATACGGGTAGGTAGGATGTTAGTAGTCGTTCCCTAAATCACGGACTAACAAGGTAAAGCGTTCAGATTAAAAATTAGGTAAACGTTATTAAAGTAGTATTATATTTTTATTTGGCTCGTTAGTAGAGATGGTTACAATGTCGCCCTGTCACGGCGAAGGTCACGGGTTCGAGTCCCGTACGAGCCGCCAAAGAAAAGCAGTTAAGCTGTAATTGAGAGGTAGAGTGTTTTAAATACCGAAAAAGGGTTAATAGTAGGTAGGCGTCACTCATTGCACTCAATCAGTAACCCTGAAAGACCCAAAGCTTTTCTTTTATTCGGAAGATTGGCAGAGATGGATGATTGCACCGGTCTTGAAAACCGGCATACCAGAAATGGTATCGGGGGTTCGAATCCCTCATCTTCCGCAACTATGGTTCCATAGTTAAATGGATATAACAAGACTCTTCTAAAGTCTGGTTCGTGGTTCGATTCCACGTGGAACTACCAAAAGGGATGCTTACAGCAATTTTTTTAACTATCAAACTTTTAATTTGAAAACAGTAAAAACACAGCATCCTGTAACTTATTAAGGGCTTCTAACAGCAATTTTTAAAAACTCAAATTCCAAAATTATTTGACCGATAAAATAGAAGCCCGTAAATTTTAAAAAATTCTTTCAAAATAGCTTGGCTATGCGAAAGATTGTTATTATATTAACGACATAAAGAAATTAAAAAGGATTCAAACAGCAATTTTAAAAATTTCATTTGGATTGAAAATCAACGAATCCTGTAACTTCTTGAGGTAATGAGTACAACCAGCAATTATTAAAACATATAAATTAATAATTACTAACTAACACCTCAGTCATCGACTCCCCTAGCCGATGCACGTACTCAGTAACACCTCAAACATCGGCTAGGAACGGGTCATGATAGAGGTATTTAAAAACTAAAAAAAAAAAAGAAATAAAAGATATGAGTAATTTAATTAACGCAATGAGACAAAAAGATGCCTTAACTGCTAATGGCGCTTTAACTAATTCTACTTCGTTGAATGCGGTTGTAGACATGTTTTTCTTAGCAGGTGCTTCTCGTAGAATGTCAGAACAAGATATTATTAATGTGTTTGTAAAAGCATATAATGAAGATCCTAACTTGGCTGTTAAGTGTTTGTTTTGGGCTCGTGACGTTAGAGGTGGTGCAGGTGAACGTAGGTTCTTCCAAGTCATCATGAAATATATTAGTGAAAACTATCCATCTGTTTTTGAATTTAATATCCGTTTGACTCCAGAATATGGTTATTGGAAAGATGTTTTCAATGTTTTAACTCCAAACAGAACTGTTTTGGATTGGATGTCAGAACAATTAAATAATCCTAATAGCGGATTGTTAGCTAAGTGGTTTCCACGTAGAGGTGTTTGGTTCTCTTCAATGCATAAGCATTTAGGAATGACTCCAAAAGAATTCCGTAAAATGATTGTTGAAAAAACTAAAGTAGTTGAAACTACTATGTGTAATAAAGAATGGGGTGCTATTGAGTATTCTAAAATTCCATCACAAGCTTTCCAAAAATATAAAAGAGCGTTTTTAAGAAACGATGAATCTAGATTCAATGATTTTATTAGCGCTGTTGTAAAAGGTGAAAGTAAAGTTAATTCAGGTACTTTATTCCCATATCAATTATATAGATCATTCCTACAAGGTTTAGATAAAAATACAACTATGGCTCAATGGATGAATTTACCAGATTATGTTGGTGAAGGATCTTTTTTACCTGTTTGTGACGTATCTGGTTCGATGATGGGTTTACCAATGGATATATCTATTTCTTTAGGTGTTTACTTATCAGAAAGAAATAGATCAGTATTTAAAGATGCTTTTATTACTTTTTCTAGTGATCCAAAATTACAATATTTAAAAGGTAATATAATTGAAAGATTTAATCAATTACAAAGAGCTGAGTGGGGTATGTCAACTAATTTACAAGCTGTATTTGATCTAGTATTAAATAAAGCAATTGAAAATAGATTATCTCAATCAGATTTGCCAGAAACTATTTTGATTATTTCAGATATGGAATTTAATTATGCTTGTAGTGGTAGAACTAATTTTGAAGTAATTCAAGATAAATTTGAGGCTGCAGGTTATAAAATGCCAAAATTAGCTTTTTGGAATGTAAATGGAAGAGAAGGTAATGTACCAGTATCCGCAGATACTAAAGATGTTGCCTTAATTTCAGGAGCTTCACCAGCAATCGTTAAAAACGTTTTAGCAGGTAAAGATTTTACTCCAAAAGGTATCATGTTGGAAACTCTATTGAGTGAAAGATATGAAAAAATTGTAGCTCTTTAATTAGAGCTACTTAACGGGCCTTTAGCTCAGTCGGTTAAAGCAGCGCTCTCATAAAGCGAAGATCACTGGTTCGAGTCCAGTATGGCCCACTGTTAGAGAACATATCTCTAATATATTTATTAATATGAAATTATGTTTTCAATGTAAACAAATTAAAGATTTAACTTTATTTTATAAAAATAAATCAATGAAGGATGGGCATTCCGGATTATGTAAAGAATGTCAATTAATTAATGAAAGAGAAAATAATTTAAAAGCTAAAGAGTGGTTAATAAGTTTAAAAATAAAATGTGAAAAATGCAATGAAAAAAGACATTGGGTATTAGATTTTCATCATAAAGATCCTTCAAAGAAAACAATAACAATATCAACTTATGCTATTTCAGGTACAGCAAATTTTAAAACTAAAAAAATGAAAATTGAAGAAGAGCTTAAACATTGTTGTGTTTTATGTTCTAATTGTCATAGAGATTTTCATTATTTAGAAAAAAATCAAAATATTACAATTGATAAATATTTATATCATTAAGTATGGCCCACTAAGGTCTGTTATTAATTTAACAGGCCTTTTCTTTTTTAATATTTATTATAAATGGCTTCATATACACCTCAACAATTATACGGAAATGGTACAATAGGAGAAAACCTATCAGGTTCTAAGTTATTTTTGTTTCTTAATTCATATTATTCTTCTTATTTTACTATGGAAACTAATAGAGATAATATTGGATTTTACAACACATCATCATTTACTAACTTTTCAGGTTCATATTCAGCAACCCAATCTATGGGTTTAGTTACCTCATCTTATATTGCTTCGGTAGTTGTTAATCCAGGTACATCTTCATTTTTATTTACACCTAATTATAGAGTTGTTTCTGGTTCAAATTATAGATTGATGGGTACTGGAGGTTATACTCTTGATATTTACGATCCAACTACTTTATTTGCCTCAGGTGCAAAAGGTGCTTGGTTTGATGCTTCTGATATAAGTACATTATTCCAAGATGCGGCTGGAACTATTCCTGTTACTGCTATAGGACAACCAGTAGGAAAATGGTTAGATAAATCAGGTAATAATAATCATGCTACTCAATCTACAGCTGGTTTAAGACCAACTTGGCAAATTGATAATGAAGGAAATTATAATGTAACATTTACTAAGACTGGTCAACAGCTAGTTACTCCTTCAATTGATTTTACGGCTACTGCTCAGATGTTAGTATGTGCTGGTATTAATGTTGTAGATTCAAGTTCTGCTGGTGTTGTAGCAGCTTTGGGTTCTGATATTAACTCAGTTAATGGATCATTCTTAATAGGTGCTCCCTCTGCAGTAGCGGATCATAGTTTATATCTAAGAGGTACTACTACTATTAGGGCAGCAATTAATAACGTTGTCGATGGTGATGATATTTTAACTGGTATTTTTGATATATCTCAAGCCACTAAAGAACTTGAATTGATTCCTAGGTTAAACTACGTACAACTTACCGGTTCTCAAATCACTTGGACTGGTACAGATGCTGGCACAGGCAATTTTGGTAATCTTCCTCTTTATATAGGATCTAATAGCGGCGTTACAACTCCATACGGTGGTAAGATCTACCAACTTATAGTTAGAGGAGCTTTACCAACAGGTAACCAAACTTACGCTACAGAAAACTATGTAGATTATTTCTTAGATTAATAAAATTCTAATCCCTTTTTCATATTTATCAATGTGAAATCACTCGGGTTCCTTGTACTCTTATTGTTTCCTTTAACACTGTGTTCTCAAATTAAAGTTGATAAAGCAGGTGATGGATGGGATTCTATAGTTTATTCAGCTATTAATCTTATTAAAAAAACATCTCCAATTCACTACGCAGTATTAACAGAAACAACACAAAATGTACAATTTTGGAACGAGGATTATTCATCAAATAATGTAATAGAAGGAAAAGGTGTTATTGTAATTTCATCTCAAGATATTAAGTTAAACAGTTTAAATAATATAGCTGCTGCCTTAGTACATGAGAGTTATCATTTGAAGTTTTTAAAATATGGTCCTGATTTAAGGGGTTATGAAGAAGAATATCAGTGTTATTTATTTGAACTAAAGTTTTTAAAGTTGTTGCCTAATGTAGAACCTTATCTATTAGCAAATGTACATGAACAACTTAAACTTTGGAAAATAAAATGAAAAAACTAATCTCAATTTTACTAACAGCAGTATTCTATTTAGGATTATCTGCACAATCAGCCACCACATCTCCTGGAACAGGACATTGGGTAGTTATTGATTCAGGATACAAAGTAGAAACCTACACAACTGGAAAAACAGTTGCTCCTTTGTATTTTTACAACACATCTACTATTAACAAAATTACTGGTTTGCAATTTAGAGTATTTTATGATAATACTGCTTTTACAGCTGTAGTACCTTCATTAAAAATATCATCTTCAGATCAATATTTACAGTATACCGATAATAATACAAGTGGTTATTTGACGGTTACTGTTGTCTATACAGGCACTAATTCTACATTTAACTACTCTGATGGTGCTATGTTTGATTTAACGTTTACACACTCAAGTGCAACTGTTTGGAATACTTTAGATTCTATTAAATCATTAAAAATATCAGGTGTAAGTTCATTTCCTAATTTAGCTTCAAGTAACTATGGTAATGATACTACATTAACTGTTTATTCTTACGGTGGTCGTTTCAATCAGAAAATGTTAAGATTTGCTGGTAAATTTATTAATACTACTGGTACTAATTCTAAGAATTTATGGGTAAGTTTAGAAAAGAAAGCACCAGGTGGATCTTGGACTACAGTAATGTCTAAATCAACTAACTCAAATGGTGTAGTTGTTTTCTATAAAAATATAGATACTACTTATTGGGATGTTAGAATGGCAGTTAAAGGAGATACAATGACTCCTGGTTCTGTATTCTCAACAGCTGATGCTCAAAAGATTAACCAAGTAATGTTGGGTACTTATACTCCTAAAGGATTTGATTATTATTCTATGGATGTAAATGCAGCAGATGGTAATATTACAATTGCAGACGTTTATTCAGTTTATGGTAGATTAGCAGGTAGATTTACTAAATGGCCTAATTCTCAAAATGATGTTAAATTCTTTACAGTAGCAGAATATAATACTATTAATGCTTCTTCAAATAACTATACTTCAACTATTGCTGGTGTTACTAATTTCTATTACACTATTGATGGTAAAGATTCTATTACTTATTATGTAAATGTTAAAGGTGATGCTAATGGTACTGGTTTTAAAATGGCTCGTTTAACACCTATTAAAATTATCAACCCAGCAAATGCTAATAAATATATAATTGATAATACCGTTTCATATGACAATGTTATAGAAACTATAGAAGTTAATATGCCTAAAATAACTGTTGACCAAGGTAATTTAGTTAATGTACCTGTTAAAGTATTAACTAAAGGAAAACAATTAGGTGCATTTCAATTAGAATTAAAATATGATACTGCTTTATTAGAATTTAGAAAAATTGATTTAACTGAAAAAATGATGAACTGGACCTCATTCACTAATCCTGATAATGGGATAGTTGCTTTCGGTGCTGCTGATTTAAAAGGTGATCAATTATTAAATGATGGTGAGACAGTAATGAATTTACAATTTATAGCTAAAAAACCTCAAGCTGATTGGGGTACAGCAGCTGTTTGGACTGGTCCTAAATTTGTAGGAGGTAATGATGCTAGAGATATGAATATTACTCCTGCTATGGGTATAATTGAAGTAAGAAGAATTCAAAATACTACTGTTGTTAAAGGTTTAGAAAAAATAATTGTTTATCCAAACCCAACTCAAGGTGAAGTAGTAGTTGAATTTAAAGTAGAATATGATTCAGAAGTAGAATTGAATGTAAATGATTTAATAGGAAAAAGAGTATTAGAAATTTTAAATCAAAGAATGCCTTCAGGCAGTTACAAATATATTGTAAAGTTAGATCAGTTAGCTAACGGTATGTATATTATGTCTTTACAGACTAGTACAACAGCTACTTCTCATAAAATATTTATAAATAAATGATAAAAATGTTTAATTTTGGAAAACAAGAATATGTTAAAGTAGACGATAAGAATCGTTTCTACTATATGTTACAATCAATGCAAGTTAATCGTTGGAAGATTACTTTAATTGTATTGTCTTTATTTTTCTTTATTATCTTAGGTATTAACTCTGCTGTGTTCTTTGGAGTTGCAATTCAAGAATCTTGGAAAGAAATGTTACTTATTTTATTAGGTGCGTTTGTTGGTAACTTAAATAAAGTGGTAGATTATTGGTTTAACTCAGAAGACAGAGATAAAATGTTAATTCAAAAGGTAGATGAGGAAGATGGTAACTCACTTTCAAACACAATGTCTAGCAAAATAGAAGGATAAAATTATGTCAGAAGAAACTCAAGAAAGCGGAATGTCCGCTGTTAAAAAAGCCATCATCGGTGCTATTACCACTGCGGTAACGGCAGGTGGTGCCTGGTTTGTAAGTCATTTAGGTGGCGGAGAAGAATCTAAACCAGAAACTCCAGCAGCTGTTTCAGCTCCTGCTCCTGTTATTAACATTACTAATAGTAATGAAAATAGTCAAAAGCAACAAGCTTCAGGTGGAACTAATACAGTTATCTACAAAGAAAAAACAGTAGAAAAACAAGCAGCTCCGGCTGAAAAACCTGCTTCAAAACCTAAAGAAGATGAAGAAAGTCCTTGGTAATATCTCTTTAATAATTATAGGGGCTATATTTTTCGCCTTATTATTAACAACTATTTTTTCTAGTTGTGGTTCAATGAAAACTACAACTGAACAGGATGTTATTGAAGTTAAAGATATTTCATCAGTTTCTAATTATAATGATTCTATTAAAAAAGTAGTTCAAGTAATTAACGTTGATATGTCTAAATTATTTGCTATGTATCCTGCTTTACAAGAAAAAAATGTTGGGTTGGGATTTGCTGAAACTGTATTAGATTATTTAGATGAAACGCATCGTTTTGTATTTAGTGAAGAGAAGACTGAAATCAAGGAAAGGATGGTAACTCAATTTAAAGCTTCTAAAAAAGGAATCTTTGAAGAACCTATTGATGGTAAAGGTAAAATTAAAGCCGCTCAATATTTTGTTTACGTGACTGTAGCTGATTTTGCTGTAGATGAGGATGAGGCAGTAGCAAAAGGTAAATCTGTATCTGTTGTTACTACTTTTATTCGTTTACAAGTTAGATTTGTTGATGCAAAAACAGGTCAAGTATTTATAGGATCAGGTGAGGGTGAATCTAAAAAAATAGGTGAATCATTCTTAAAGTCTCTTGATATGAAGTTTTCTCAAAGTACTGTTGGTAAAGCCACTAGAAAATCTTTAGAAACTGCTACTACTAAAGTAGTTGAAAACTTAATCAAGAATGGCATCTTTAAAAACTAAAATATTAATTATATTAATGATTATTGGATTGCCCCTTTGTGGGCAATCCTTTACTTATAGTTATATAGATCCGTGTACTCATGAGATAAAATACATAAATGCGGATATGTCTGCTCCTATAATGGTAGCTTATTATGGACAAGTACAGGCGTTTACTTACATTCAATTAAGTGATGGTACATTTGATAATTGGTTGAATAATATTTATAACAAATATAAATCTACCTCTCCATGTCAAGGTGTTATTACAACTACAACAACTACAACCTCAACAAACCAAGTATCGAATATAATAACTAATGTTACTAGTTTAGTAAGTTTAGATTTATCTTCAGTAACTTCAGGTGTAAGTGGTGGTGTAGGAAATAATGTAGGAGGAACAGCATCTTCAGGTTCAGGTAGTGTATCCTCAGAAAATAAAAAAGAAAATGGTACTAATAATAACTCTAATGACCCTAACTCTAGTAGTACTAGTGATGGATCTAGTAATAACTCGTCAGAGGGACAAACAGGACAAAATGGTGGAAACTCATCAGAAAATCAAGGCGGGTCTAATGGAGGAGGAGGTGTAAATGGAAACAATAATTCCAATTCTAATTCAGGGGGCTCTAGCGGTAGCTCTGGTAGTGGGGGTAGTAAGACTGATTCTAAAGGAGAGACCCCGAAAGAAGAAAAACCAAATGAACAGAAAGTAGAGGAACAAAAAACCGAAACTCAAAAATCACAAACTCAATCAACAGCAAAAGCAGCTGCTAAAGCTAAAACCGAAACTCAAAAACCTGCTATTTTATTAACAGGAGATATTGTTGGGATTCAAACTAAAGCTAATGGTAATCAAGATGCTAGAGCCACTATGTCTTTTACTCGTGTAAAAGGAGATGGAACTGCATCTTTAGGTTTATCAGCAGATTATATGGTTAACGCTAAAATAGGTAATTTTTCAGGTATTCGTTCTTGGATTGGTACTAATAAAAAAGGCAATAAACATATTAATATTGTTTCCGGAGGGTTTGGTTTAATGCCCCAATCTACATCAGGAAATTTATTATTTGTAAGGGTTAACTCAATTAAATCATTTACTGCTTTATATGGTGCTGCTGGTACTTATGGTAAATTATATGGGGAAGAATTAATATCAACTATTGCTATTGCTGGTTTTATGTATAAAGGAAAATTAACTAAATCAATAGATGCTACAATTATTGCTGCTGGTATTTATTCTCCTTATCAAAAATATTATACTGAATCTTTATTTAAAGCAAAACCTATTGTTATTCCATTTTTAAATCTAAATTATAGGTTAACTAAAACTTTTGGAATAGGATTAACAGCAGGTGGCACTTATATATCAGGGGAAGATATATTAAATTATCAAATACTAATGGGAGCTAAATTAAAATTATGAGGTGGATTATTATTTTCTTTTTAATCACTAATTCCTTATTAGCACAATTTACTTACTCAGGTTATCTTTATAATGCAAATGGTTCAGGTGCTTATAATGTACCTGTTAAACTTTATAAACGAACTACAACCACTACAGGTAATAATTCAACATCTGTCAGAATTTTTAAAACCCATAATAGTAATGGTAGTACTAATCAATATCAAGCTTATCCTTCAACAAGATCAGAAATGGATAGATGTTTTAGTACAGCTTATTCCAATACAGTTTTATATTGGACAGGTTCATTATCAGGAAATGCATCTTTAAATTTTGGTTCTTATTCAACTTTAACATCCTATGGAGCTTCAGTTCCAAATGGAGGTGAATATTTTTCAACAGAAGTTACTTTTACTTTCACCCCCGCAGAATCAGGAACTTATTCATTTGGTTTAACATCAGATGATGGAGGTGATTTATGGCTTGTAAATTATGGTAGTGTAATTGAGTGGTATGGAGGTAAAGGAACAGGACAATATAAATATGGTAGTGTAAATTTAACAGCAGGTACCTCTTATTCATTTATAGCTAGAATGCAAGAGTATGGAGGTGGAGAAGGACTTTATGTTAACTGGAAACGACCATCACAATCTGGTTATTCTTATCAATCTTCAGAAATAGGAACAGTAACTACTACAACCTCATCTTGGACATTAGATGCAACTTCATATACTAATTCATCAGGTTATTATTCTTTTTCTAGAACTACTACTAGTAATACAGAATGGTATATTCAAATTGATGCCCCTACTAGAATTCAAGCTTATACAACAACTGATTTGCAAGCAGTTTCAAATATTATTTTAGAGAAAACTTCCAAAACAGGTTTATCATTTCATATGTTTGATGTTAATGATGATGGAAGATTGGATGTGGCAGATGAATATTATATTTCTGCAAGACAAAAAGCAATTTTTAATAAATGGAGAATAGCACCTGATGTAAGAATATTTACAACCTCAGAATACAATTCTATTACTTCTTCTTCCAATAATGTTAGAACTATATATCCAGGAGTTGCTTCTTATGCAACTTCAACCTTAACATCTGGTGGTACTCTAAATCTTTATATTATTGCTCCTGGTTATGCAGGATCAGTTTCTTATTAATATTTATAACAAATGTTAAACATAGTTGCTACAATATTGTTTGCTTTACAACCTTCACCTACTTATGTTAAGGTTCATACTCACAATTATACTCAAATAGAGAAAATTGATGGTAGAGATCCTTTATTTGGTGTTAAAGAAACTATTGAAGAATTATTAATTGAAAAAGGATATACCCCTACTGATACTGGGGATGGCTTTGATGTTCATGTTTCTATTGATAGTATTTATTCCCCTCAACAATTAATTAATATTGCGGGATTACAATGGTTAAGAAAAAATTATATTGTAAAAACTACAATTTGTATAGGATCGGGTTGTTTTAATGGAGTTGGTGAGAGAAAAACATTTATTTTTGCTATGTTTTTAAACGTAGAAAATAATGAGGTTCCTTTAAACCGAAAGGCGTTTTCGAAAGCGTTGCAAGCGAGTTTGAAAAACACAACTAAACAATTTTGATATGAAAAATTTCTTTAAACATCTATTTGATGACAACAACACAATCAATGAAAAAGCCGTAGTAGGTTTTATTGCGTTTGCTTGTCTGGTTTTAGCATTACTAGTTGACTTGGTAACAGGTTATATGGGTACTGCTTTGGTAATTAATCAGTTTATCTTTGATGGCTTTATGGTAATCGTTTTAGGTTCCTTTGGTATTGCCTCTGTAGATAAATTTATGAATAAAAAGAATTCTAAAGAAGAAGATACAACTTCTACTACTCCAACTGAAGAAGAGGAAGGTTAATTATGTTATTAAAAAAAGGCGATAATAACGAGGACGTTAAAAAATTACAAATTAAATTAGGAGTTGATCCTATTGGTAATTTTGGACCTAAAACTGAAGCAGCTGTTATAGCGTTTCAGAAAGCTAATGGGTTAAAAGATGATGGAGTTGTAGGAAATGATACTTGGAATAAAATTATGGGGATTACAACTTCTACCCCTACTCCTGCACCTACTGTAGTAGTTCCTCCTAGTTCTTTTAAATTAGATAAATTAAAAGGACACATTCCAGATTCAGTAATTGCTCAAATTCCAGATACAGCTGCTAAATTTAATATTACTAATCCTTTAAGACTTGCTCATTTCCTAGCACAATGTGGACATGAATCAGGTGGATTTAAATCTACTAGTGAAAATTTAAATTATTCTTCTAAAGGTTTATTAGGTATCTTTCCAAGATATTTTAATGCTGCTACTGCTGAACAATATGCCCGTAAACCTGAGGCTATTGCTTCTCGTGTTTATGGAGGTAGAATGGGGAATGGAGCTGAAGCTACTAAAGAAGGATACAAGTTTAGAGGTAGAGGATATATCCAATTAACTGGAAAAGATAATTATGCTGCTTTTGATAAATCAGTTGCTGAAGATATTTTAGCTAATCCTGATTTAGTAGCAACTAAATATCCTTTAATGTCAGCTGCTTGGTTCTTTAATAAAAATGGACTTTGGGCTATATGTGATAAAGGATCAGATCAAGCAACAGTAACTGCTGTTACAAAAAGAGTAAATGGTGGAACTATAGGATTACCAGACCGTATTAAACATTTTGTAGAATATTATAATTTATTAAAATAATGAGTGAATTTCAATTAAAAGAAGGACAAGGATATATCTACGTTGGAGAATATTTCCATAAATACAATAAATCAATTCCTACAGAAAAAAAGGTAGCTAAAACAGATTCTTTATTAGAAATTCCTCAAATTGATGATTATGCTTTTAGTTTAGACTTTACAGCATCAGATATCTATTTAGTAGATAACTATGAAAAAATGTATGAGGCATTAGTTGCTTTATTAGATAATGACCAATTAAAAGATGATTGGTATGAGGATACAGATGGCGATTTAAAAGATAGAGTAGCTAGATTTATGGCTGCTTTTGGATATAAAGAAATCTGTGATGTAGATGGTGATGGTATTCCTGATCATTTAGACGACCATATTGGTTAAATCGCCATACTCGGCGAAAATTCTGAGATAATGTATTATAGGCGCTATAGAAAAGTATATGGCGCCTATATTTATGTTAGATGGATATAAATAAAATATTCAATTTATTTGAATCTGGTTCTGAGGAAAAATCTAAGGAAGATGTTGTTTTAATTAATATAAAAGATACTCCTATTTACTGGATAGGAATGTTTAAAAAATTAATTCAAAACAATAATATATTTACTACCCAGGTTGTTGGGTTTTTTGATAAAATAAACCCTGAATTAGATTTAGAGGATATAAAGGAAATGGGTGATAGGGTTGCCTATGAAAGAGCCTATTATTATCTTTCTAAGATTGATATTGAAAATAAAATGCACCAAGACTCCATACTTTTGAATATGGATGATAATCTAAAAAAATCTTTAAATAAATCAATTCTATACTTCCAGGAATATGAGGAGTATGAAAAATGTGCATTTATTAAAAAAATCCTAGATTTTACAAAAACTCTTTAACTTAAGCTTGGAGTGTGATCTCTTAAGTATTATATTCCAATCACGGGGTTTAAAAAAACATATGAAAAATAGAGATATAATAATGAGAAGGTTGGAGAAAATGGAGGGTAATATCGAGAAGATGTACTTCATCCTACAACGTCAAGGTACTAGAGAACAATTTGAAGAAAATCTTCAAGAATTAAGGGAATTGGTTTCCGAAACTAAAATGTTTGTTGATCAAGAACCTTTAGGTCCAAACGAAATTAATAATTTTTAATATGCAATTAACAGCAGAACAAATCCAACAAAATTGGTTAAAACTAATTGGTTTTATTGAAAGTCATATTTCTGAACCTCGTAAAACTAAATTATTAGAATTTTATGAGCAATATTCTGAGCGTTTAATGTTAATGCCTGCTGCACATAAAAAAGAATATCATAATGCATTTCCTGGAGGTTATGTTGAACATGTTAATCGTGTTATAACTTGTGCTCTTCATCTTCATGATTTGTGGGCTACTATGGGTGCTGATACTACTACTTATACCAAAGAAGAATTAGTATTTTCTGCACTTAATCATGACCTGGGTAAAATGGGTGATGAGGAACAAGATTCTTATATTCCTCAAACTGATAAATGGAGACAAGAAAAATTAGGTGAAGATTATATGTTTAATACTAAAGTCCCATTTGCTTCTGTTCCTGATAGAGGTCTATATTTACTCCAGGCTCATGGTATTCAATATACCTTTAATGAAATGATTACCATTCAGACTCACGATGGTTTATATGATGAGGCAAATAAAAAATATTTAATGACTTTTATGCCAGAACAAAAACCACGTACTTCTCTTCCTTATATTGTTCATCAAGCCGATTTAATGGCAGCAAGAATTGAATTTGAAAGAGAATGGTTACCAAAACTTCAAGGTAACGTGGATAATTCAAAGAAATCATTTACATTGGAAACAAATAAAAAATCTGCTCCAGCTACTTCAGATAAAAAATCTAAAGCTTTAGGTAGTTTGAAAAGTGAGGGATTAAAAAATATGTTAGATAATTTATGATAACTTTAGTTATATTATTACTTATATTGGTCGTGATATTAGGTTTCACGACCTTTAACCTTCTAAAGAAAAATGAAAAACAAGAAGACATTCTTGCTTCATATTTAACTTACCTTAACAAAATTTCAGATATTATCGAAATGTCAGATAAAAAAATCCATGAAATTGATATTAAAGGTTCATTTGAAAGTGATGATGAAATTGGGTTTTTCTTTACAAACATTAAAATGATTCAAGATGTTTTGAATCAATTCCGTATTAAAAATTTATGAGTGAAATAGTAGTTAAGAAAAAGAAGGGAGTACAATATTTTACTCAAGACACAGAAGATGCAATTGTAGCTTATAATAATGCTGCTACTTTTGATGAAAAAAATAAAATTTATCATGAGCGTATTCATTATGCCTTCTTTAAGTTAACAGAAAATATCATTCATACTTTTAAATTTTATTATACTGAGGTAGATAATATTGAGGATTTACAATTTGAAGTTATTTCATTTTTAATTTCCAAAATGCATCTATTCAATCCAGCTAAAGGAGCAAAAGCGTATTCTTATTTTGGTACAATTGCAAAACGTTATTTGATATTATCAAATCAGAAAAATTATAAAAAACGTATTGATACTGCTCCTATAGAACAATTAGAAGAGGATGAACGACACTCATATGAAATTGGAGAAGACCAACCTATAGAACGTTTATCTTACTATATAGATGAATTTACTGAATATTGTACTGAACATATTTTTGATATTTTCCCTAAAGATGAGGATGCTCGTATTGCGGATGCGATATTAGAAATTTTTAGAAAACGAGAAACAATAGATATTTTCAATAAAAAAGCACTTTACATTTATATTCGTGAACAAATAGATGTTAAGACTCCTAAAATAACTAAAATAGCAAATAGACTTTACGATATTTTTAAAGTAGGATATGTATTTTATTTAGAGCATGGATATACAAAGTTTTGATTTAAATATTTATAATCAAAAGCTTTATGAGTTTAGACGCTGTAGTATTTAAAAAGAAAAAATTCTCCGATATTTTAGAAGAAATTTATGAGAATCAAAAGAAAAAAGAGGCTCAAATTTCCGCATTGATTGGAGAATTAAAACCACTTATTAATGATATAGGTGATGCGACTCTGGTTGTACCTTTAATTAAAGAGTATATGGAAATTGGAGTTAAAAATGATGAACAATTAATTAAAATGGCTACAATTGTTCAACGTGCTTTACAAGTTCAAGCCCAAACAGGAGCAAATGAATTATCTTTCTCAGAAGAAGAAAAAGCACAATTGTTTGATTTGGCTAAAACTGTTGGAGATAAAAAATAATGCCTATTAAATATGGATTAGGAGCTTTTAATCAAGCTTTAAACTCTTCTACTAATGCTTCGAATATTCCAAGCATAGGAAATATTCTACAACCCGTAAGAGTAAAAAGTATTATTTTAAATGAATCTCATCCACGTTTTAAAGATTTAGGTGAATGGAATGGTTTAGGTATTATTGAATATGAAACAATAGATAATCCTATTGCTAGTAGTTCTCCATTACCTTATGCTAGACCTTTATTATCTAATCAAAAATCATTTCCATTAATTAATGAAATAGTATTTTTATTTAGTTTACCTAATACTGATATTGGTCAATTTACTACTTCAAATGATAATTATTATTTAACAACAGTAGCTCTTTGGAATCATCCTCATCATAATGCTTATCCAACTCAACCAAACACATTACCTCCTACTCAACAAAAAGATTATATTCAAACTCAAGCAGGTAGTGTTAGAAGAGTAACAGATCAATCCACTGAAATATTTTTAGGTAATACTTTTAAAGAAAAATCTAATATTCATCCTTTATTACCTTTTGAAGGAGATATAATTAATGAAGGTAGATGGGGAAATAGTATTAGAATAGGTTCTACAGTTAAAAACACTCCTAATAATTGGTCAACATCAGGTAATGATGGTGATCCTTTATTAATTCTAAGAAATGGTCAAGGTAATCAAAGTGAAGAAGGTTGGGTTCCAACTATTGAAGATATTAATAATGATGATTCTTCTATTTACTTAACTAGCACTCAAACTATTCCTTTAAAGGCTTCAAGTACTACTTATAATAGTTACACCACTCCCCCCTCATCCCCTAATAATTTTTCAGGTAAACAAATTTTAATAAACTCAGGAAGATTAATATTTAATTCAACACAAGACCATATTTTATTATCTTCTATTAAATCAATAGGATTAAATGCTGTTGAAAGTGTTAATATTGATTCACCTTCAACCATCATATCCTCAAATAAGGTTTTATTAGGTGGAAAAACAGCTACTGAATCTGTTCTAAAAGGAGATACAACAATTCAAATTCTATCTGATTTATTAACAGAATTAATTAATTTAACTCAAGCATTAACAAGTGTTACTCCTCAAGGAGGTCCATTAGTTAATCCTGCTGCTGTTCAATTATTACCTGAATTATTATCTATTAAAACTAGATTAGAAACTCAAACAAAATCTAACATAAGTAAAACTTTATAATGGCTGGAATAGATATTAATACAATGAAAAATGCTTTACCTGATTCTTTTAAGGAAAAAGGTGTAGCTAAAATGAAAAACATTATTTTATCTCAAGGTCAAAAAGTTAAGACTCAATTACAACCTGAATTAGATAAAATTACATCACAGATTCCAACCAACGGAACTTGTCCTTCAACAACTCAAATTGAAACAATAACCCAAACAAGAAATAATTTAGTTCAACAATTAAATTCAATTCAGATAACTTTAGATGCTGCGTCATCTGCTATTAATATTACAAGTAATTTTTTAGAAGTTTTATTATTTACAACCTCTAATTTAAAAAATGTAAGAACAGCTATTGTAGCTGCTAATAATTTTACTCCTGTAGTTCCTGGAGCCGTTATAAGTTCTATTCAAACTATAAGTGAGATTGTAGATAAAATTACTTTTGATAATATGGGGAATTCAAGATTAAATCCTATTTATCAAGAAATAAATGCTGCTTCTATTCCTGTAGCTTTAACAGCTGTAGCTTTAAAAAATTTCATTACTAATTTAAATATAGTAGATACTTTTTTATCCAAATGTTCAACCAATAAATTAGACGTTTTATCCCCTAATATATTATCTATAGTTGAAGCACAAAACTTAATTGATAACTCATCGTCTGATAATAATTCTTCTTTATATAAAGGATTTAATTTAGAAATTGAGGAAAAAAATTATACACCTACTGTAAAACAAAAAAGAGCAGTTGCTAAAAATAATCAAAATATAATTTTAATTTCTACTCCATACTCTTTTACTACAGACAATCAAGTATTAATAAATGAACTTAAATTCATTATTGATAGAGATAATTTAAAAGCTTATTAATTTAAATATTTATAAAAAATGAAACCAAGTGAATTCAAATCAATGATCAAGGAAGCTGTTAAAGAAGCTATCCAAGAGGAGTTACGTGAAATTATATTAGAGGCAGTGAAAGCTCCTAAAGGTACTCCTATTGGAGTAGGGGGTTATGGAAACGTTAATGAATCTTTAAGAGATACATTTGCTCAACCTCATCTTACTCAACCAAAAACTTTAACCCCTAAAGAACGTAGAGATATGTTTGCAGGTATGTTAGGTGAAATGCAAAATGGAGGAGTAGCAAATACTGCTTATCAAGGAAATTTTAATCCTACTCCAACAGATACAATTAATGGTGCTTTGCCTGAAGGACAAGTAGGATTAGACCAAATAATGGCTTTAATGAATAAATAATGGCATTTGGAGCAAAAAATATATTCCCTATAGATACTAAACCGGGTACTGCGGTTGGAATATCTTTACCATTTAATGCTCCTGGTGTCTTTTTTTCTACTTATACAACAAAAGAAGCTGTAAAAAATAATTTAATAAATTTTTTCTTAACTAACCAAAATGAAAGATATTTAAATCCTTTGTTTGGAGGTAATTTAAGAGCATTTTTATTTGAACAAATAGCAACTAATAATTTAGATTTTTTAAAACAAGAAATCCAAAGCCAATTAGGAGCTTATTTTCCCAACATAATAATAAACCAATTAGATATTCTATCCTATCCAGATAATAATTCAATATCAGTTGAGTTTTCTTATACTATAAAAAACACTAACTTAAACGACGAAATACAATTATCATTCATATAATGGCTGTTAGAAGAGATATTAAATATATAAATAAAGATTTTTCGGAATTAAGAGCGAGTCTAATAGATTATGCTCGTACTTATTTTCCAACTACATATAACGATTTTAGTCCAACATCACCAGGAATGATGTTTATGGAGATGGCAGCGTATGTAGGTGACGTATTATCTTTTTATCTTGATAATCAAATTCAAGAAAACTTTTTACAATATGCTCGTCAAACTAATAATTTATATGAATTAGCATATATGTTTGGTTATAAACCAAATGTAACTCAAGTTGCTACTACAAATATTAGCCTATACCAACAAGTACCATCAGTATTATCTGGTTCAACTTATGTACCTGACTTTAGTTATGCTTTATTTGTAAATCAAAACTCATCAGTAATTTCAACTTCAACTCCTTCAGTTAGTTTCTTAATGGAAGACCCAGTTGATTTTACCGTTTCTAGTTCTTTAGATCCTACAGAAGTAAGTATTTTTAGTATTGATGGTTCCGGTAACCCAACTTATTTCTTATTAAAGAAAACAAGAAAAGCAATATCAGCTAATATTAATACAACTACTTTTTCATTTGGTGCTCCTGAAAAATTTGCTACTGTAGAAATAAATACCTCTAATTTAATTGGTGTTTTAGATGTAACAGATACTGATGGAAATAAATGGTATGAAGTTGATTATTTAGGTCAAGAAATGGTTTATGATTCAATAAAAAATACAAACCAAAATGATCCTAATTTTTATACAGATGGAAATAATACTCCATATATTTTAAAATTAAAAAAAGTACAACGTAGATTTGCTACTCGTTTTATAGATTCTGGTTCATTACAACTTCAATTTGGAGCAGGAACAGCAGCAGATACTGATGAAAATATTATTCCTAATTCTAATAATGTTGGAATTGGATTACCATTTGAAAAAACAAAATTAACAACTGCTTATTCTCCTTCTAATTTCTTGTTTACAAAAACTTATGGAATTGCTCCTTCAAATACTACTCTAACAGTTAGATATTTAACAGGTGGAGGAGTTACAGCTAATGTTCCTTCTAATGATTTAACTACATTATTAGGTAATGTAACTTTTTTAAATACAAATTTAAATTCAACCACAGCAAATACTATTTTTAATTCATTAGCAGTTACTAATCCTGACGCAGCCGATGGAGGTGGAGATGGAGATACTATTGAAGAAATCAGACAAAATGCTTCAGCTAATTTTGCAACTCAATTACGTAACGTAACACAAGATGATTATTTAGTAAGAGCACTTTCAATGCCTGCAAAATATGGGGTTATTTCTAAAGCATATATTGAACCAACTAAAGTTCAAAGTTTATCAACAGGAGATTCAAATGCTGTTTTAGATTTATATGTTTTATCATATAATGCTTCCTCACAATTAACTACGGCTTCTAATGCTTTAAAAAATAATTTAATTACTTATTTATCTCAATATAGAGTTACAGGAGATGCAGTTAATATTAAGGATGCTTTTATCGTTAATATAGGAATAAATTTTGATATTATAACTTTACCTAATTACAATAGTAATGATGTATTAGTAAAATGTATTAATGCTTTAAAAGCTTATTTTGCTATAAGTAATTGGCAAATTAACCAACCAATTATTTTAAGAGAAATTTATGTTCTTTTAGATAAAATTGAAGGTGTTCAAACAGTAAAAAATATTGAAGTAATTAATTTAGTAGGAGAAAATTTAGGATATTCACCTTATGAGTATGATTTAAATCAAGCAACATTAAGTAGTGTTATTTATCCTTCTTTAGATCCTATGATTTTTGAAGTTAAATACCCTGATTTAGACATTCAAGGTAGAATAGTATCTTTATAATAAAATGGCAGTATATAAATTATTCCCTATAGCAGATGCAACCATATATTCAGGATATCCTTCTATGAATACAGGGTTAGATGAAATTGTAGAAGCATCAACTAATTTTAAAGCAGGTATATTACAATCTAATGGTATTTATCCTCAAACCTCAAGATTACTAATTAAATTTGACCCAACAGATATAAATAATATAATCAATACTAAAATATCAGGTTCAACTTGGCAATCAAATTTAAGATTATTTGTAGCAAATGTTGAAGGTATAAGTAATACTTCTTCTATAGCAGTTAATGCTGTTGCTGAGGATTGGTCAATGGGTACGGGTCATTATTTAGATAATCCTGAAATCAATAATGGAGCTTCTTGGGTATGGAAAGATTCCTCTGGAAGTTTAAAATGGACTACAGCTGGTTTTGCTTCTGGTACAACAGCTTCTTTTAATATAACTAATAATCCATCATCATCAGGTGGTGGTGTTTGGTATACGGGTTCTCAAGCATCTCAATCTTTTAATTTTTATTCTGATTTAGATATTAATACAAATGTAACTTCTATTGTATCAAAATGGTATAGTGGTTCATTTAATAATTATGGATTTATTGTTAGACAAACAGAATCTCAAGAATTTTCAACTAATAATAATTCACAAGTAACTTTAAAATATTTTTCTAGAGATACACATACTATTTATCCTCCTCAATTAGAGTTTAAATGGAATGATTTTACCTATTCAACAGGTAGTTTAACAGTTCTAAATACAACCCCAGCTACTATTGCTTTAGATCAAAATCCAGGAGTATTTTATTCAAGTAGTGTTAATGTATTCAGAGTAAATTCAGCACCTGAATATCCTGCTAGAATATGGCAAACTGCTTCTCTTTATACTATAAATTATGCATTACCTACAGCTTCTTATTATGCTATTAAAGATGTAGATACTGATGAATATGTAATTGATTTTGATACTATTTATACTAAACTAAGTTGTGATGCTACAGGTAGTTTCTTTACTTTATATATGAATGGTTTAGAACCTGAAAGATATTATAAGATTTTAATTCAAACTACAATTAATGGCTCAACAATAGTATTTGATAACAATTATAACTTTAAAGTAGTTAATGGATAATGGAAGTAATTAATTTAAATAAAATTGAATATAATAAAAATCAATACCAAAAGGTAATTGATACTTCTTTTACTCAATTAATTAATACTCCTACTACTTCTAGTGTTACTCAAAGTGTAACAGTAGATCAATTTTTTCAATATTATCAAGATTTATTTTATCAAATACCTAAACTTGGAAGTACAAACTCTCATGAGTATCTTGTAAAAACAAGCGGTGAATATATAGGAAATACACAAGTTAATGATGTCGTACAAGCTTTAGTTGAAGAAATAAATCAATTAAGACAAGACAATTTAACTTTACAACAACAAATTATATCAGGAAGCTTATAATAAATGGCAGAAATAATTAACATTCAACCTTTAGACCCTAATACTTTTGAATATCAAGAATATTCAGTAGAAGATACTTCATTGATGGCTTCTAATGTAGTTGATACTACTTTTGATCCTACTACTGATTATGTAGAATATTTTATATATGATTTAAACGGTAATATATTATACGCTAATAATTACAATTTTTCCGATTATAAAATTTTAGATAATCAATTAGTATTAAATCCTGAAAAAGATTTAGTTACTTATTTTTCTGATGAAGGACAATATAATACTTTATATAATATATTAAACAATAAATTAGGTTCATCTTATTTTAATACTCTTTATATTCAAGAAATATCAAGTGATAGAACAGAACTTAGATTAAATACTACTTCAATCCCTAATGCTGAATTAATTTTAAAAACTAATGAATTTATATCCCAAATTCAAAATTCAGGAGTAGGTTACTTAGATTTTTATTTAAATTTTGGATATAATAAATTAATTATTGCTAATAATATTTTATTAGATGATTCAAATCCTGATGATCCTACAGTATTAATTAAATTATATGAACCACTACCTGTTGATATTCAAACTAAAACCGAATGTTGGGTTGTAGAACAAGTATCAAACCCCGTAGCTTATAATATTTCTATAACACAAACATTTGATGTTACTGATTTAAATATTAAACTTAAAGGTCCAAATTTAAATTTATCTGTACAAGATAAAATTAATAATACTACTCCTTATTCTAATTATACTAATTTAAAATCCACTACCTCATCACAAAATTCAGGCAGTTTTTATTATCAATTAAATAGTATTTTAGCAGAAAAAGGTATTAATATAAACATAAATTACTCAGATTATTCTCAATTTGTAAATTTATCTTCTGCTCAAACAAGATTAGAAAATTTTTATTACAAATTAAGTTTAATAGAACAATATCAATATAGTGCTAGTTTATCTTCAAATACAGTAACTAATTACTATGTTTCATCAAGTAATGTAATTTATCAAACTAAAATAAATGATATTATAACTAATTTTGATGGTTATGAATATTATTTATACTTTGAATCAGGTTCAAATACTTGGCCTAAAACAAACTCAACACCCCCATATAATAATGCAGGTACAAATTCTACAGCTGGTTTAGCTTTTTTAACTACTCAATCTTTATCTGCTTCTTATTATGATGATGAAAATAATAATGCTTTAATTAAAGCTATTCCTTCATATATTTTAGAAGATTCTAACAATAATCAATATAAATTATTTATTGAAATGTTAGGTCAAATGTTTGATAGCGTTTGGGTTTATATTAAAGATGTTACTAATAAATTTAATGCTGATAACCGTTTAGATCATGGTATTTCAAAAGATTTAGTAGCAGATGTATTAAGAGATTTAGGATTCAAATTATACCAAAATAATTTCTCCTCAGATAATTTATATTCTTCTTATTTAGGATTTACAAACTCAGGAAGTTTATATAATTTACCTTACACAACAGGTTCTTTACCAGTAAATACAGGATGGGAATACATTAATTTATATGTTACTGCTTCAGCAACAGGTTCATTAATTCCTACTGATGACATTAATAAAGAAATTTATAAACGTATTTATCATAACTTACCTTATCTATTAAAAACAAAAGGTACAGTTTCTAGTTTAAATACTTTATTAACTATTTTTGGTATTCCTGAAACTATTTTAAGAATAAATGAATTTGGTGGTAAAGATAGAAATTTTAACACTTGGGATTTTTGGCAAGATGAATATAATTATGCTTTTATAACAACAGGTTCAGCTAAAATTTCAATTCCTTTTACTGCATCTTCAACAGATTATGGAACAGTATATCCTAAAGCATTAGAATTTAGATTCAAAACCTCAGGATTGCCAACATCATCTATTCCTTATTCTCAATCAATTGTTACTCATAATGGAGGAACATTTAATATTGTTTTAGAATATACAGGGTCAGGATATAATAGTGGTTCATATACTGGTTCAATAATTGATCCTAATTACCAATACGCAACATTAAAATTTATTTCCGGTTCTCAATCATCAAGTGTTTACTTACCTTTTTATGATGGGGATTGGTGGTCAGTATTAGTTAATGCTAATTCTGGTTCAACTACAACTTATACTTTATACGCTAAAAATAAAATATATGAAGGAGCCGATGGTAATATAATTGGTTATCAAGCTTCTTCAAGTTTTACAGGAACTACATTCTGGGCAACTTCAGGTCAACTATTATTTGGTACATCAAGCGGAATATATACTGCTTTAAGTGGTGCTTATCAAGAAATTAGATATTATAACACAACATTAGCTGAAAGTAATTTTGATGCTTTTGTAATGAATCCTAATTCTATTGAATCTTATAATAATTTATTCTTTAGATTACCTTTAGGAGGTGAATTATATACAGGTTCGACATCAGTTCATCCTGGTATTACTGGATCTTTTGTAACCCAATCATTTACAGGAGCCCCTTCAACAGCTTCATTTAGTGGAAATTATGTTTTTTCTCCTAATGTTGAAACTTTTTATTATGATCAACCAGCAGCAGGAATTCAAAATATTGTTTCTGATAAAATTAAATCGGTAACTACTTTATTACCTTATAGTGGAAGTACAGATCCGAATGTTCCTTATAATAAAACTTTATCACCTTATATTTCAATTCAACAACAATATTATATAAGTTCTTCTTATACTAATAACGTTGATTATGTTGAAGTTGCTTTTTCTCCACAAAATGAAATTAATGAAGATGTAATGTCTTCTTTAGGTTATTTTAATATTGGAGATTATATTGGTGACCCAAGACAAATAAGTTCTTCCGATGAATCATATCCTGATTTAGATACTTTAAGAAATACTTATTTCCAAAAATATACAGCAAATTATGATTGGAATGATTATTTAAGATTAATTAAATTCTTTGATAATTCATTATTTAAAACCATTCAGGATTTTATACCAGTCAAAGCATCATTAGCTTCAGGTGTAGTAATTAAACAAAACTTACTTGAAAGAAATAAATATCCTGTACCTCAAATGGATTTCACCCAATCTGAATATACAGGTTCTATTTCAACTTACAAAATATCAGGTTCAGATGGTGGTTCTTATCCAAATTTATCCTCTAGTTTATATTCTCAGATAACTCAAAGTTGGACAGGATCATATATGTCTTATAGTGGTTCTATTACTTATACTCAAGATGATTTATCTGAATTTTTTAATGGTCAATTAAGTGGTTCTAATTTAACTATAGATAATGGTGATTTAAACGCTAGTAATATTTATAAAACTTTATCAAATCCTGATTCATCATCTTTTGATTTAAGTCCTTATAATGTATTATTAAATAATGTTACTTCTAGTGTTTTAAATACTGTTTATATGGATGTAGATTATTCTAATAATCCTATTATTCCTGTAAATCAACAATTATTATTGAGCGGTAGTGCTAATAGAATTGAATTACCTGATTCAAATTATACAGCTTATAGAGTAGTTAGTCCAAGATATGATGGTAGTAAAACATCATCTCCTGATTTTAATAAACCAATTTATAAAAATCCCCCATTAGGATATATAAATAATGCTTTTTCATCTTCATCTCCTACAACAGAATCTCAAATAGCAAATGTTTCAAAATATGCTAATTATTTTGTTTATTTTGATTGGATTGGAGGTGCAAACCCTGAATATCCAGGTGGAGGAAATATTCATTGTACTTATTTAATTTCAACAGAGGGTGTAGCTTATCCTTTAACTACAGCTAATAAGAATTTAAATATTATTGAAAATACATTTATTAAAGGACAAACAGCAAATATTCTTCCTGCTGTATATTCTGCTGGTAATCAATCTATTCAAGTAAATATTGTTGAAGGAGGAGCTTTATATAACACTATATTTGCCAATTCAGGTTCAACTACAGGACTTTTAGTAGGGGGTTTTGCTGTTTATACCGTAAATTTAGTTAACCCTAATTATTTAGATGCTATACCTTATGGTGTTCCTACTTTCTTAACCCAAAGTGCTACTAATATTTTATATGATAGTGGCAGTGCTTGGTTAAAATATATGTTAACTGGAAGTGGGATTTATCCTGAATTAAATGTAAAATATATTCAACCAATTGGAACTAACTTTCAGTTATATAATAAATTAACTGGAAATTATGCTGCTTTAAATGAATTAGTACCTTATGAAAGTACTTATTTTCCACTACAATATGGAGATATGATTCGTTTTGGTATTAATACTGTCGGTTCAACAGGATCTTTAGATTATAGTTATCAAACTTTAGGTATAGCTTCTATAGCTTCTAGTTCTCTAGACTCAGGAAGTATTTCAACTACTAGTTCTTTATATGTTGATAAAATCCCTACCCAATTCCCTTCAAATTATTCTTTACAAAATATAAGAGTAATGAGAAGAGTTCCTAATGAATCTTTTGTGTTAGTACAAAACAGTCCTTCATATGGAGATCCTGGATTTTTAATACCTGAAAATTTTAATCCTGCTTATGACCCTTATAATTTAGCTAAAAAAGCAGGAATAATATCATAAAAAACTAAAATTAAATATATTTATAACAAATAATAAAAAACATGGGATACTTAAATAATAGTGTAGTAACCGTAGATGCAATTTTAACAACTAAAGGTCGTGAATTACTAGCTAAAAATGATGGTTCATTTAGAATTACTCAATTTGCTTTAGCAGACGATGAAATTGATTATACCCTTTATAATCCAACTCACCCTTCAGGATCTGCTTATTATGGAGAAGCAATAGCTAATATGCCTTTACTTGAAGCGTTTCCTCAAGAAACACAGATGATGAAATATAAACTTACAACTTTACCTCGTGGTACAGCTAAAATGCCTATTCTAGATTTAGGTTATTCAGCTATTACTATTAAACAAGGTGCAAGTTTAGCAATTACTCCTCAAACTTTAAATTATTTAGGTGGTAATACATTTGAATCAAGTGGATATACAGCTACTATTTCAGATGTAAGATTATTTTCAACATTTGAAGGTGTAGGTATTAATACTCCTGCAGCAATTGCTTTAAATAGTACTACAACTTTAGGAACTAATGTGTCTAAAACAGTAGTAGGTACTACAATTAATTTAAGAGCAACTACTGTAAATACTTTATTTGGTTCTAATTCTGCTTTATATGCTACATTAACTGTAGAAGGTAGAGATAGTGGAGCTCGTTTAACAATTCCTGTAACTGTAACTAAAATATCTTAATATATAGACTATGTCATTTAAAAGATTAGAAGGTGATGATTTTATAGTAAGTGCTGATGCTACTCAAGGCACAGTATGGTCAAATGGTTCACCAACCTTAACAACATTTTTCACCTCATCTACTCAATCAGGTAGTGTTTCTGGTAAATACTATTTAGATGTTTATAACACTGGATCTACTGTTTCTGGTTCATTTATTCAATTCTCTATTGCTTATGGAAATTCAGATGGTAGTGGTAGTGTAAACTTTAACCAATTAGTAAATGGTAAATCCCCTTCTGCTACAGTTTATGGACAATGGCAGAATTTAGCGATTGGAGATGAAAATACTAATTTTAATTTCGGAGGAGTAACTCAATCTGAATTTTTTGTTATTTCATTAGAAAGAGCTAGATATAAAGAATCTATTGCTTTAGGTTCAATGACATTAGTAATAAGTGGTAGTACAACTATTTCATTAACTGATAATAGTAATTATGCCTCTTCAGTAATATACAATGAAGCAGGTAGAGTATACCAATTAATTTCAGGTTCAACAGGTGTTAAAGCCTCCGGTTCAAATATAACATCTGATGGTTACTCATTATATTCAGGATCATTTGGTTGGTTATTACCAGATGTTGGAGCTATTATTTTAAATTCAAAAGCACTTGCTGGTACAACTGTTGGTGGTGGAATTAATTTATCATATAGTGGTTCAATATCTGCTACTGGTTCAATAAATGAAACCCCTATGGGTTATTTATATAGAGCTATTAGTGCTTCTTTAAGTAGTGGATTTAAATTAAATTCACAAGAAACCATTACCTCTGATTATGTATTTATTAGACCTAAAAGCTCAGAATTTAACTACTCTGAAAACCCATCATTTATTTCAGGATCAACTGGCGAAGTAATATACAGTAATTTTATCAACAATCCACAAACTTATATTACAACTGTTGGTTTATATAATGATTCAAATGAATTACTAGCTGTTGCTAAATTATCTAAACCTCTTGTAAAAGATTTTACAAAAGAAGCATTGATTAGAGTTAAGTTAGATTTCTAAAATGAATGGGTGCTTACAAACAATTTCTATCTTCCGACATAATTGTCACTCCCTTTGAAGTAAATAAATCATTTACTTTTAATGGAGCTGCTTCCTTAACTGGTTCTAGTGTTGGTATTGATAGATATTTAGGTAAAAACATTCAATCTACTATATTTGATCCTAATACTGCTCCAACAACAGGGCAAATAACTACTCAATATCAAGAGTTAGTTTATGAATCAGTTAAACAACTTTATTATGGTAATTATGTTAGTGAATCCTTTAATTATGGATTACCAGCAATATCATCTAGTTTAGTTCCTGGAAATGATGCAGCAGGTAATGTTTATGTAGGTCCTACAGCTTCAATAGGTAAATATTTAGATTTTTCACCAACCACATTAACATTTAAAAAATATTATCCAATATCTACAAGTGCAGAAATTGGAGTAATATCAATTCCCACAGGTTTATTTGGAAGTTATATTGTTCCTAATTCATTTTTATGGGCTGCTGAAAGTGGTTCTGTAATTGATGATGGTGAAGGAAACTTAATATTATCTGCTTCTAGAAACATTTGTGGTAATATATTTTATGAACAGGGTATAGCTGTTATAACTAGTGATAGTGATCCTTTCAATGATGGATATGGTTTTGGTGATTATGGAACAGCAGTTTATGGTATGACGGATGTTACTATTATTAGAAATTTAGTTACTTCTTCTAATGTAACTTGTTCTTTTTCATCATCTTTTGCTATTTTTGAAACTCAATATAAATGTACTATTAGAGAAAATGAATTTAATTTTTCCCAAAATCCATCAATTACTTCAGGTAGTACTCAAATATCAAGTTCAGTAGGTACTTTCTTTACTGCAGGACAATATTTAAATGATTTTGCTACTGGTTCTTATTTTAATCCTTATGTAACAACAGTAGGATTATATGATGAAAATCAAAATTTGTTAGCAGTAGGAAAATTAGCTCAACCATTACCTACATCACCTACAACAGACACAACAATACTTATTAATATAGATAAATAATTTATGAATGAATGGTTTTCTCAAACAGACAGTGACAGTGGGTTATTAACTAAAAAAATTTATTCCTCAATTGAGGATTTTCCCCAAGACACCTTTGGTTTTATTTATATCGTTAAACATAGACCAACAGGTAAAGCTTATATCGGAAAAAAAGTTCTTTACCATAACGTAAAGAAAACATTAACAAAAAAGGAACTAGCAGAACAGACAGGACCAGGAAGAAAACCTACTAAAAAAGTAGTACAAAAAGAATCTGATTGGAAAACCTATTATGGCTCTGCTAAACCAATTATGGCTCTCATTAAGGATGGTAAACAAGAGGAATTTACTCGTGAGATTTTACAATTGGTTCCTAATAAAAAACTTCTTACTTACTATGAATGTAAGTACTTATTTGAATATGGTGTATTAGAAAATCCTGATGGCTATTTCAATGATAATATTTTAGGAAAATTTTTCACTAAAGATTTTATTTAACTTGGTAACTCAAGTAGTTCTTGTTACCTTATAGTTATGCTGAATCAACCTTTGATTGCATTAACAAATTCTGTTTTAGGAACAGGTAAACAAACAGCTCGTGGTAACTTTGCTTATCATTGTCCGTTTTGTAACCACCACAAACCTAAATTAGAAATTAACATGACCGAAAATAAAAAGGGTGAAAATCCTTGGCATTGTTGGGTTTGTGATAAACGTGGTAAGAAATTATCCCAAGTATTTAAACAAATAAGCGCTTCTCCTGAGGCATTACTAGAATTAAGGTCTATTGTTAGAACTGAAACAGCAGATAAAGAAATTGCTGTTTCCGAAAAATTATCCCTACCAAAAGAATTTAAATCATTACTTAATATCCAGCAATCCAATATTATTGGTAGACATGCTTTAGCTTATCTTAAATCAAGAAATATTACTGAGGAGGATATACTTAAATACAATATTGGTTATTGCGAATCAGGACCCTATAAAAATATGGTTGTTATTCCTTCTTATGATGAAAATGGGGAATTAAATTATTTTACAGGTCGTTCATTTGAAAAAGATGTTAAAGTAAAATATAAAAACCCATCTGTCTCTCGTGACATTATACCATTTGAGTTGTTTATAAACTGGGATTTACCGTTTATATTATGCGAAGGACCATTTGATGCAATTGCCGTTAAACGTAATGTGATTCCGTTATTAGGTAAAAATATACAATCAAAACTAATGAGGAAGATTGTTAAATCTTCTGTGGATAGAATATATATAGCCCTTGATAGGGATGCTCAAAAACAAGCTTTATCTTTCTGTGAGCAATTAATGAATGAAGGTAAAGAAGTATATCTCGTTGATATGCAAGATAAAGACCCAAGTGAAATGGGCTTTAATAATTTTATAGATACAATAACAAACACACTACCCTTAACACTCTCAGGATTACTTGAGAAAAAACTATTTTTATGAGTAAAATTAAACACACTTACAATCGAATATTAGAAATTTCCGATGACCACAAACAAGTAACTTTACCCGATGCACGTTATTATAGAAGAAACGGTGCTTATTACCCATCAATAACTTATGTTTTAGGTTATTATCCTAAAGGAAAACAATTTGAGGATTGGTTAAAAAATATGGGTCGTTCTGCTGATTATATTGTTAAAAAAGCAGCCGAAGATGGAACTAAAGTTCATGAATTAGTTGAAAGATATTTGAATGGAGAGGAAATAAACTTTTTAGATAAATTCGATAATCCAAGATACGATACTGATATTTGGCAAATGTTTTTACGTTTTGTTGAGTTTTGGGAAACATATAAACCAGAATTAATTGAAACAGAAGTACATCTATTTTCAGATGAACTAAAAGTAGCGGGTACCTGTGATTTAATTTGTAGAATTGATGGTAAAATTTGGTTATTAGATGTTAAAACCTCTAACATGATGCACAATACTTATCCATTACAAACAGCTGTTTACGGATATTGTTATAAAGAATGTTATGGAGTTGATGTAGACAACTATGGTATTTTATGGTTAAAATCCTCTAAACGTAGATTAAATGTAGAAAAAATGAGTGGTAAAGGATGGGAAGTAGTTTTACCTGAACGTACTCAAGATGAAAACATTGAAATTTTTAAAATGGTTAAACGTTTATTCGATATTGAAAACCCACAAGAGGCACCTACATTCACCGAGTTTAAGACTGTAATAAAAAGAGATTTGGAATCCTAGTTTGTTTTTCATATATTTATGACAAAATTATTAAAATGAAAAAGCAAACATTATTCGAAGAAATTAAACGTATGCAAAAACTAGCTGGTATAATTAAAGAAAATAAAGACCTTTCTGATTTAACAGTCCATTATTACAAAAATCCAGATAATTATGGTGAAAAAGGTTTAGCTGATGATTTTCATGAAGAAGATGGTAAAAAAGTAAAATATATTGTGGGATATGATGATGAAGATGAAATGGATGATATAGGATATATTTACACAAAAAGTGGAGATGATATTGAAACTAAATATAGTGAAGATGATTTGTATGATGTTTTTTATAATTCATTAGAATCAACAGGATTATAAAAATATAAAATTTAATTAAAAATATTTAAAGTTAAGCTTGGTTAACCAAGCTTTCTTTTTTATTTTAGTATTAATTAATATAACTACAAAAATCCAAACTAAAAAAATGATAGAAATATTAAATAAAAAAATATCATCTTCATTTCCAAGTGAACAAACATGGGATCTTTGGTTAAAATTATCCGAAGAAAACGAATATGAAGATTATGATTTACAAACTCACAACCATTTACAAGTCAGAAACATATTCAGAGAACTTCAATGGATTGAAAATAACAAAGATAAATTTGATGAAGAGGAATTAAGTGACAAATTTAGTGACTTCTTAGATCAAGAATATTCAAAATAAATATCAAAATTAAAGGGCTTGGTTATCCAAGCCTTTTTTATTATATTTATGGCAAACATTACCCATGATTGGACTGATCTCTTTATTAAAAGAAATACAAGGTAAGCCAAAAGCAATTTTTATGGCAGGTCCAGCAGGGTCAGGTAAATCCTATATATCTAAAATATTAGTACCTTCTGATTTTCAAACTATTAATGTAGATGATACTTATGAGGAACTATTAAAAGCCTCAGGTATTGGAATGAAGTTGGCTAAAATGTCACCTGATGAATTAAAAAAGGCAGGTGAATTAATGGGTAAAGCAAGAAAAACTACAGATGAAAAATATAAAAAAGCATTAGAAAATGCTAATAATATTTTAATCGATAGTGTAGGAGGTTCCTCTAAAACATTACTTAAGAAAAAACAAGAATTAGAGGATTTAGGTTACGAAACAGCAATGATAATGACTTATGTATCGCCTATTACCTCATTAGAGCGTAATATGAAGCGAGACAGATCACTTTTACCAAGTATCGTATTGCGTTCTTGGCGCGATGTAAATAAAAATATAGACGCGTATAAACAAGCATTTGGGAATAATTTTACATTAATAAATTTAGATCCTGAAGGGGCAAATAAAGAATTTGACCAAGAATATGTTTATAATACGTTTATTAAACCTTTAGGACAAGTAGGTAAAGAAAAATCACCTGAGGAATTAGCTAAATCTAAAGCAGAATCAGAACAAATATATTCAGATATCAAATCATCTTTAGAAAATCAACCTGAATTTGATACTGAGGAACAAGCAAAAACTAAAATCACTAACTTTATAAACAAATGAAAAAATTATTAGATCTATTAAACGAAATAGAGGAAAAAGAAGTACTTAAACCTGTTGAAGAAGAGGGTCCATCTGTAGTAGATGAAGTAGGTAAATTCTTTGTAGTTAAAAAACCTAAAAAAGGTATGACTAAAGAAAATATGGTGCAAGAAGCTACAGTATTTGATGAAATTAAAATGGACGAAACTAAAGGTGTTTATAAAAATAAATCTGAAGCAAATCGTCACGCTACTGAAGCTCTTAAAGAATACGAAATGCAGCTTAAGGAAATGGAAACCGCTATGGAAGAATTTCGTTCTGCTAAAAAAGATATTGAAGAAAAGAAAAAATCTGCTAAAGAAAAAATTAAAGCTTTACAATAATGTCTGAAGTAACAGAATCTTTATTACAAGAACTGTTAGATGAGCCAATAACAGTAGCCATTTATGGTGGTGGTTTCAAACCACCTACCAAAGGTCACTTTACTGTAGTTGAAAAAGCCTTAAGTGATTTTCCTGAAATAGATGAATTTAAAATATTTGTAGGTGGTGGAGTTAGAGATGGTATTACCCAAGAGGAATCAATTAAAATATGGGACATCTATAAAAAATATCTTTCAGATAAAATTGATGTTGAACCTTCTGTAGCTCCTGTTAAATCAGTTTTAGGGTATGCTAAAGATCACCCTGAAGAAAAAATTTATTGGATTTTAGGTGCTCGTGAAGGTGATGAAGAGGATTTAAAAGATATTGAATCTAGAACTAAATCTCTTGACAAATATCCTAACATTGAAGTAAAAGTAATTACTACTGCTGGTGGTGTTAGTGGAACTAAAACTAGAGCAGCTATTAAATCAGATAATAAAGAACAATTTCTTCATTTAATTCCAAATGTTGATCCTAGAGAACAAGAACAAATATGGGATATATTAAAACCAGTTGTTAAGGAAGAAAAAGAAGAAGTAACTGAAGTAGGTGAAGCAAATCTTAAACCATACAAATGGAAAGAAGTAGATAGGGAAGGTTATTTTGTTTATACTCGTTTTGTAACAGATAGTGAAACACAATATGATGTAGATCTTGAATCTATGCCTTATTTCCCCGAAGATTCAGATTCATATATTCAAGCATTAGGAGTAGAATTTTCTGCTAAACTTAAAGATGCTGAAGGTTCTTCAGCTAAAATAGTAGTTAATAAAGGTGAAATGTATAGAGTAATGGCTACCTTAGTAGATATAATTAAAAAATATATCAAAAAATTAAAAGCTAAAGCAATTTTATATTCACCCTCTAAAAAACAAGGAGAAGAATTTGGTACTCAAAGAGATCAACTATACAAAGCATTTATCTCCAAAGCTATACCAGGTGTCAAATTTGAACAAGATGGTGAATTAGTAGCAGCTATTTTACCTGATACTGTAAAAGAAACAGTAACAGCTACAAAAATTATTTGTGATAACTGTGGTTGGTCATGGGATAAAAAAGACGGAGGTAAAGATTTATACATTTGTCATAAGTGTGGACATGATAATACTCCAACCAAATCAGATCCATTTGGTTTAAATGAATTAGCAAGAAAAATTGGAGAAGAAATGGGAAGAGATTTAACAAAAACTTGGAATCCCAAAAAAGATTTCTTATCTTTATCTGTATTTATGAGAGACAATGGAATGAATATAACACCATTGCCTAAAATTAAGGTTATTAAGGATGATAAACAAAATGCATCCGATCTTTTGGGTAAAACTGCTTATTATAATCCGACTGATAAGTCTATTACTTTATACACATATGGTAGACACCCAAAAGATATATTACGTTCATTTGCTCACGAAATGGTTCACCATGAACAAAATCTTGATGGTAGATTAGGAAACATAACTACAACTAATACTAATGAAGATGGTCATTTAGTTGAGTTAGAAAAAGAAGCTTATTTAAAAGGTAACATGATGTTACGTAATTGGGAGGATGGAATAAAAAATGTATAAAGTTAAGTTAACTGATCTTTATAAACAAATTAAAGAACAAGAAACAGAAACCGAAGAACAAAAGTATAAAATATTTTGTGATATGGATGGTGTTTTATGTGACTTTGAAAATCGTTTTAAAGGTATAAATCCTGAAAAATTATCTCCCTCACAATACTCAAATAAATACGGAGTTGAAAAAATGTGGGATTTAATTACTAAAGAAGGAGTAGGATTTTGGGTTGGAATCAAATGGATGCCTGATGGAAAAGAATTATGGGATTATATCAAAGATAAAAACCCTACTCTATTATCAGCACCTTCAAAACACCCTTCATCTCGCTTAGGAAAAAGATTATGGGTTAAAAATAATATGCCTGGAACTAAATTAATTTTAGCTTCAGCAGAAAAAAAACAAAATTATTCTGGTACTAATAGAATACTTATAGATGACCGTCCTGATACTATTGAACAATGGCGTTCACAGGGAGGTATAGGAATATTACATACAGATACAGCAAATACAATTAAACAATTACAAAATTTAGGATTATAATATGGCAGCACCAATTACATACAAAAGATTAGTATTATCTGGAGATAAAGCTAAAGAAACAGCTACAGAAGTTAAAGCAAAAATGTCTAAAGACTGGAAGAAAGATTTCCCTGATGGTAAATTAGATATCAAATCGGGTGTTGAAGGTAAAATGGTAATTGATGTTACTACTAAAGAATCATCAGCTGCCTCTTTAGCATCTAAAATTAAAGACATTGCTACTCGTAATAAAGTAACAGTTGTTACTAAAGATAAACCAACCTTAAAATCAATTAAAGAAGCTTTAGATAAAAGAATTGCTACTGTATTTTTCAAATACAAAGGTAAATCATTTCCAATGGATTACAAACCAGGTTCTATGTTTGCTAGATTTGTAAGCGATTTAGAAAAATCAGGAGCATTTAATAGTGAGGATGAAGTTTCTGACTTTATGTCAAGTGAAGAATTTGATAATTATGCTAATAAATTTAATGTTGAAATTGATTGGGCTGAATATGACCCAACTCCATTAGAATTAGCACCTGAAGAACCTGTTAATCCTCAAGATTTAATACCTGGTAGAGCATCTGGTGATGAATATATGAATGATAATATTCCTCATAGAGTAAGAGATTTATATGAAAAATTAAAAACAGGTAAAATTAAAAAATCTGAATTAAAAGAAATTTTATTATTTGAATTTAAAAAATAATGAAAAAAGAAACAGTTTTAAAAAAGGAATTCAAACATCGTGATGTTGAACGCCTACGTAACCTTGTAAAAGGTAAGTATGGTGAACGTACTACTGTTGGAGTTGGTTATCAAAAAGCAAAAGAATTTCATAAAGAGGGAGATATTTGGGAGGAAGATAATCGTAAATGGACTATTAAAAATGGTATTAAACAAAATATTACCAAATTAGATTCAGCAAAACAAGGTGTTGTATTACCTTTATTTTGTCCTAAATGTTCTAAATCAATGAAACCTCATTTGGATAAACAATGGTTTATTATTAATGGACATTGTTACAATTGCCAAGTAGATTATGAGTTTCAACTTCGTAAAGAAGATAAATTTGATGAAATGCAACAACAAGTAGTAAATGACCATTTAGATGGTATTACTAAAGATTTTGAAGTTTGGTTTGATGAAATGATTAATTCTAAAGACTCATTTGTTACTGAAAATGGTGATGTTGAAAAATGGGATGGTTCTGGTAAAGAACAATTATTAAAACAAAAACAAGAAGCATTAGAATACCTTAAATCACTTAAAAAATGACAACAGCCGTAACAACAATCATTGTAGCTTTTATAACAGCCGTATTAGGACCTATTCTAATAGAATGGGTAAAAGCTCTATTAAATAGAAAAAAAGAAGTTAAACAATCTACTGTTAAAGAAGCAATTGATTTAAATGAATTAGTTGATAATCAATTAGATCAAATGATAGATGAGTTAGGTTGTGATAGAATTTGGATTGGACAATTTCATAATGGTGGTCATTTTTATCCTACAGGTAAATCTATTCAGAAATTTTCAATTTTCTATGAAAAATTAACTCCTGATACTTCAGCTATCCAACATATTTTCCAACAAATCCCAGTATCATTATTTCCAAAAGCATTATCTAAATTATATAAAGATGGTGAATTAGCTATTGTTAACTATTCTACTGATGAAACTTATGATTTAGGTTTATTTGCTAAAGATTATGGTACTAGATCTTTTTACATGATTGCTATAGATGATTTAGATGGTCATTTTATAGGATTAATGGGAATTGCATTTAATGATAAAGAACATAAATTATCCAAAGATGAATGGATATTTATAAGACAGAAAGTGGGTGCTATTGGCTCATTATTAACAGATTATTTATATACTAAAAAATGAAAGATATTCAAAAAATAAAAGAATTTTTCTCTAAACCTTTAGATGAAGCATCTTCAACAGAAAAATTCCTTCGTAAATTAGGATGGGCTGGTGAAGATTGGACTCCACAAGAATTTGCTTCACAAATTAAAAAACTACCAGATAGTACTTTAATTTCTTGGGCTAAGAGTAATAAAGGTATTGGTAAAGGCATTCCAAATACACCTCTTGCTTTTCAACAAAAATTAGTTAAAATTGAGATGGATAAAAGGGGATTATCTTTAGATGAAGCTAAAAAAGAAACAGCTGTTGACATGGCCAAAAAGCAATTAGATGCTTTAGGTGTTAAATACGAAATGTCAGGCAATGAATTTAGACCATTTAAAGCAATTTACAAACCAA